TTTCCGACCTTATAAGGCTTCGGGGTTTCTCCAAAGATTTGACTGAGTAAGTCAGAGATTCCGTAGGTGCTCACTCTGTCTGCGTGCGTCTTTGCCTCAACAGGGTCGATTAAAAGAGGAGAGCGACCGCTTAGTGCTTTAGATAAGAATTTCATAAAATTGTATTAGTTAATTAGTCTTTTTTAGTCTTGGTTGTCTTCGTTTTTATCGATGAGCTCATCTGTGCTCAAATTAGCATCAGATTCTTCGACGTAAGGCTTCGGAGCAAGCGGAGCGAGAGTTCCTGGTTGAACATTCGTTGGCTTATAAAGCATCTCAATCGGTAGTCCGGTTTGCTTAGCGAGGTTCACGATGTAAGCCATATCTTCTGCTCGCTTCGCCATTTCGCTTCGGAAATCCAATCCGCGTTGAGCATACAATTCTGACATCGAAAGTAATCCGAGTTCAACATCTGCTCGGTCATTCGCTGCTTCTCGACCAGCATCAACCGTCACTCGCTTCGGAGTCGTCCACGAAACCTTATTCCAATCAGGGTCGTCAGGTAGTTCGCCGTTAGCGATAGCATCACCGATGACATAACCCCAAGTAGGAACGCATAACTGCTCAATGATGATATTTTGCCATTTCTGGAACACTCTGTCAGCCTTCGCCACTACCATTCGCAACGCACCGCCGTTAGTCTTAGAAGGGTCACCGATGAATTCATAAGGCAACACGCCTCTGCTGATATCGCGCTGGATCGCCTCAAGGAAACCTGTGAAGGTTGGGCTTGGTCGGTTCGATTGCACCGATTGAACGGATTCGCCAACATCAAGTGCTAAAATATTTCCACCCATCGACGCAGCAACATCGCCGTAATTCGTTGGAGCGGTAGCACCGAGTTCCGATGCCATATTGTCATCAATCGTTCCGCCTGTTTTGTTGATTACTAATGAAATTTGAGCAGAGGTTTTTACACCTGTCTTTTCGAGAGCAAGAATCTCCATTTCGTCCTGAATGTCATTCCAGCTGTGCTGAAGGACAGGAACACCACGAGCACCACTTGCGTATTCGTGGTCGATGATGTGCATTACAGCTGGAGCAATAATCTCACGACTCATTCCGTCGCTCTTATAAACATTATAGCCAACTAATTCGCCGTAAGCACCGAATCGAATTCCGTCGAACATTCCGTCTGGCTCTTTTTCAGGAGGCAAAGGATTCCCGACTCGATGAGCCTCGACTAATTGTAACTTCGTTTTATCGCCTGCGTTCCGAGTTTTGATAGCAAATGAGTCTCCGTCTCTCGCTGCACTTCGCAAAAGAATTGACTGTACCTGCCAGAAATTAAAGCGATTCGTGATGTCGCACTTCTTGCACCACTCAGTGAAATAATCCTCATAGAGTTTAGCATTCTTTGCATGGCTCTGGTGTCTAATGCCGTCACCGATTGAATACTGCACGAGGTCGCCGAGAATCTGACGAACCATTCCGCTGTTGCGGTCACCCCAACGCAATCGACGCATCATTTCGATACGATCACGAGGACTCAAGTCACGACGCTGGTCTTGGACAGGCGGAGCATACAATGCCGTTCTGTTCTTGCTGTAATTCACAGAGTTCCACCCACCCTGAGCAGATTGCTTCTTGAATGATTTATTGCCCTTAGAAGTCTTAAGCGACTGCTTGGTTTTTTTAGCAGGTGATTTCGGCATTGGTGTTAAATGTGTTATAATTAAAAGACATCCCTACCATTACGCCACGATGGACGCAGAACACGATTTTGTTTTCCGTAGGTATTGGGGTCTAAAATTGATAACGCATACATCGCCTCATCGAGCATGTCCTTAGGGTGCATCACAAAATTTTTCGAGACGGATGAACCGCTGTCTGAGTAGCTCATGGTCGTCTTTCCTTCAGTGATAAGGCTGACCGCCTTGCATTTGATGAGCAATAGTTCGTCCTCTGTGAGTCCAATGAATAAGCCGGATGCCATAATACTGACTTTTCTGGCAATAAATCGAAAAGGATTAAGGGAATCAGCAGAGCACCAGACAAAACGAAGTCCCACAACGACAAAAAACTGATGCCCTGCTGACAGAATTGATTCAAATGGCAACTGCACGAAAAGCAAATTTGTTTTCTGTTTATTCAATATTATTCGATGCTTTCGTTAGCGTCAGCTTCCCTGCCGACAATACCCCAACGCACAGCACTCAGTAGGCAAAGCAATTCGCAGTCCAGAGCGTGGTTGTCCTTTTTCCCCTGCGGAAGAATCCACATCGGCTTACCTGTGCGTCTATCCTTCACTCTGACTTCAGAATTCAACTGCTCGACGTATTCGGTGCTGGCGTCTCGTCCATAGGTCAAAAGTTTCCGACTGCGGAGTCCATGCAGTAAATCCTTACCAGCCAAATTCGACCACACCACAAGTTCAGCCCGAGTCGTTAAACACGGAACAAGGATGCGTTGCTTTTCAGAATAGAATCTCCGAGTCGTTTTTCCGTCTTTATCCGTAGAGGCAAAGTCCTCCTGTCCGCTACCCCGAGCACATTTCCACTTTCGTTTAGCAGTTTCACGATACACCTCTTGCGTGTTGTCACCGGAATCCACAAATACCAACGCAGGATGCACACCTTGATTCTTCAGAAATTCCTCAACGCCCTGCCAAGTCTCGACCTTACTAAAGGCTCGTAATCTGCTATGACCCTTAATCCCCCAACTTCGCACAGCCACCCAGAAGTGACCGCGCTGCACGTCCACCCCAGCCGTCCTGAAGTTAATACTTCCAGCAGGAGCACCCTCGCGTTCATGCAGTTTCCCTCGGGGCGTTAAAACAGCCTCACCAGCCCATTCATCCAAAAGGTTGTATTCGCTCGCCACTGCGTCCGTAACAATTTGACCGCCTTCCTCCGACCAAGGCAACGCGAGTCGCTTTTGCTTAAATATGCGTCGGGGCTCTTCGTCACCGAATACATCGTTCGCCTCTGAAGCCTTAATCATCATTGTCGCAAGTTCCCCCCACGACATCGTTGCGAGACTGTTCCAATGCAGTCCGATGTGCCCTTTATTGGATGACATCGCAGTCGGCACAAAAGTTCCGTTCTTGTTGCACTCAAGTCGCGTAGCGTTTGTATCAGGCAGTCGTTCGTTGCATCCTTGGCACTCGTAAGTCGTGCCCTCTGACACCTTAATCAAGTCCCACGATCCAGAAGCCTTAGCATCATCAGGGAATCTGATTTGTTCCCACAGCCATGGTTGCAACTTATTGCATTTCGGGCAACAGAAGTTCCAATCGCGTTGGTCGGTTTGCTCGTGCAACTGATGGAATTCCTGACCGCTCCGTCCACCCTGCGACATAAAGATTCGCTTACCCATCCAGCCGAACGCCGTCACCCGAGCCGAGGCTTCCGCTAAGTGACCTTGTGGAGCAAGCCAGCACTCATCAGCGAGCACATATCTCAGACTCAATCGTTGCAAATTGCTTTCATTCCAAATCCCTCGGCAATAAATCGACATGCGGTCAAAGTCCGCCACGACACTTCTATCTTGGTCTGCTTCTGAAATCCTTGACTGAACCGCTGGGCTGTTTTTCCAAAGCGGTCGCAAATATCGCAACATGAAGTCCTTCGCCTCTGGGTCATTTGCCTGCAAAATCATCATCGGTCCTGGTTGGTTCGCAACGACGTAACAACTGAACAGACGTGCGAATAAACTTTTGCCCGATTGAATCGAGGCTAATACAGTCAGTAGTTTAGTCTCAGGGTCTGCTGCGATTCTCAAAGCCTCAGCAATCCATGGCGTGCGTTCACTACGAAACGGTCCGGGCATCGGGCTGTCAGGGACGCTGTGCACGTTGTCCTCGAGCCAATCGACGATGTCTCCTGAATCCGGCGGACGCAGAATCTCACGACCGATTTTTATGAGCTCAAGTTTGTTCATTCGGTCTGCGACAATTCCGCTCGCACCTTTCGCACCCACCCATCGAGCACCTTTACAGCACGAGCAGGATTCTCAGGGTTGCATTGTTCGGCACAATCGAGGCCGAGCTTATCAAGCCGAGTCAAAATTTCTGACATCAACTGAGTCATCGCTTCTCTGGATTCTGAAGCCTTGATGAATTGCTTCGCCTGAACCGCTCTTCGCTCCTGCTCCTCCTCGAGATCCAACAGAGTCTTGAGTGACTGATTGTAAGCCGTCTGAAACTTACCCTGATTCGGGTCTCTGTCTCGAATTGATTGCTCCCAAACCTGACCAGCGAGGTTCACCTTAATTCTGTGTGAGTTAATTCGCTCTGCGATGCTTCCGTCATCCAGCGTCTCGACCACTTCAGGAGCAATCCGTCTGCGTTCATCCTCGCGTGCCTGCCTCCAAGCGAGCACAGACTCCATCGAATCGTCTGGCATACCCTCCTTGCGTAACGCCGACACCCGAGCAACCGACACCCCGAGGGCTGAAGCGATTTGTCCGTTGGTTAATTTAGGCATACAATGGTTTTGGGTTTATTTTGTTTGGCTGTTTTTTAGATGTCGAGTTTTAGGCAATTTTCAGGCAAGCGTCTAATTCTTTCAATTTTGGCTTCTAAGGCGTTTTGATGCAAAAGGTAGGGGTAGGTAAGGGTCGGTGCGTCAAAGTGTCTTAAATCGCCAGCCAGATGGGTAAACCCCTTGGTTTTGTGAGTCAGACTAGTAAAAAAGTCAGGCGGTGGCCAGCCACGCCACAACAGGGGTGGGGGTAAATAGATTTCTTTGGG